CCCGGGTTATGTCGATGCTCTCCTTGGTGCTGATCCTAACATTAAGATGCTCGTTCTTCTTGGCGATCCCACCCAAACTCTTCATCACGAGCCCAATTCTGACTGTGTTTTAAATAATTCCTCTAAATATACTCCTGAGATCCTTCATTTTGCCCCTCATTGCTTTGCTTATCTCACCGGTACCCGCCGTCTTGGTTCCGATGTCGCTCGTTTCTTTAAAATTCCTTCCCTTCTTCCCCATCCCGGTCGTTTCATTTACACCGATTTACCCGTCTTGTCTCCTGATGGGAGTCCCATCCCCATCCTCACCCCTTCTCAATCCAATAAGCTTTTGATATCTGGGGTATCTGGCTCTGTTGTCGAGACTTGGTCTTCTTCTCAGGGGTTGACTTTTGATGCCGTCACCATCCTTATCACTCCTGACGCCATACGTCTTGCTGATGATCGCACTTGGTTCACAGCTCTCACCAGATCTCGAGGCAACGTTTTCCTCCTTCGTGGTTTCCCTCTTATCAATGAGTACCTTACCCTCATTCATTCTCGTCCCCTTCTTCGTGCCCTTTTCGCAGCTTGTGCTGGCGAGAGTACCTCTTGGGATCCCCTTTCCCTCCCCGATCTTTCTAGCTTCTCTTTCATCCGTCGTAAGATTCGTGGTGACCGTCTCCCCACCTTTCGTGTGCGCGGTGGTGATTCTTCTTCTCCTGAGGACCTCTTTGACATGCCCACTCTCGCTTTAGATTCCACTCCTCCTGATCGTTTGTTGGATGAGTTTCCCCAGTCCGCCTCTTTATATTCTTTTCTTCGCGAAGTTCTTCCCCCCGCCGGTCACTCTCCTGTTTCCCTTCCTTTCCTTGAGCCTCCCCTCGCTTCCACTTTTCCTCGTGAGGATCCGATTTTTCTTCGAGATCATTTCGCTTCTCTCATTCGAGATCGAACTGATCGTGAGTTGGTGCGAAAGGGGCTTCTCTCTAACCAATTTCCTGATCTGCCCACTTTCAAGTCATTGATCAGCTCTTCTGACAGATCCCTTCATCCCACCGACCCCTTTTTCCTTCCTTTGTTCCATCGTTTTCGCCAGGATGACGCTGCCACCTTCGCTGCCGCCATCGAGAAGCGTATCACCCTCTTGACTCCTGAACAGAATCGAGCCAATTTCGCTGATGCTTCCGTCCTTGCTGGTCCTGCTCTTTGGAATTCCCTTTGCCGTGCTCTTCAACTCTCCGCTCCTATCCCTTGGAACGCTGAGTTCTTCGAGGTGTGTCATATTGAGAATCAACGTAACAGAGTTTTCCGCAAGCCCCTCGAAATGCTTCTCGCCGCTCATACTCGTGATGAACCCGATCTTGATATCCGTAAGATCCAAATCATCATGAAGCAAGAGTATAAGAAGAAAAGTGAGTCCATGGCTGGCGATGCTAAGGCCGGCCAGACGCTCGCTGTTTTCCATACTGCTGTTCTATTCACTTTTGGCGGTCTAGGTCGTTATTTAACCTATCACCTCGAAAAGCTCCTCCCCTCTAACATTTACATTCATCTCCGCCGTTCCCCTTCCGATCTTTCTGAGTGGCTCAAGACCAATTCTTGGGAAGATTTCGTCGACTGTGTCGACAATGATTACACCGCTTTTGATCAGTCCCAAGATGCCACCGCTCTCTTCCTGGAGATAGAGCTGATGCGCCATTTCAACGTTCCTTCAGACATGATTGAGCTTTATTACTGGTTGAAGACCGAGAGTCGTTCCTGGTTGGGTCCTTTTGGCATAATGCGTTTCACTGGCGAGTGGTCCACTTTCCTTTTCAATACCCTTTTTTCTATCGCCTACTCCCATACCAAGTACTCCTTTTCTCCTGGCATGCTTCAATGTTATGGTGGTGATGATTCCTCCTTCAATGGTGTCCCTTCCCTGCGCCCTGATTGGCCTTTGTATGAACGTCTCTTTTCTCTCACTTCCAAAGAGATTCGCTCCGACCGTCCTACTTTTTGCTCTTGGCGTCTCACCTCCCAAGGCATCTTTAAGGATCCGGCCCTCGTTCAAGCCCGTCTTCATCACGCTTTCGCCAACCTCACCGCCCCTCTGGTTCTTCCTTCTTATTTCTTGGAGCATGCCTTCGCCTACGATCTTGGCGAAAATCTCCATCAATATCTCACACCATTTGAAGAATCTTGCCACTCCGCCAATTCTTCCATTTTCCATCAGAATCGACGTCTGATCCCTTTCTTCTCCACTCAAGTCACCTCTTCTCGCATTCGTGCCCTCTGGATGCGAGTCACGGAGCGTTTTCCTTCCTACCAACGTAAAACACTCCAAATCTCCTTCCTTTCCCCTGAAGAGGAGTTAGAGGCTCAATTACTCACTCTTCTTATGTCCAATCCCCTTCCTTCTGGTCCCATATCACCTGCTTTGTCCCCTGACACCCTCTCTTCCTTCAATTCTTCTATATTGCTTATTCCAGATGGCCCCAATCCCTCTTCCTCCTTCGATTCATCCACCCCTTCTTCCCCCTCTTCTTATGATGATTTCTCTGATGAATGACGCTTGGCGGGTTCGTACAATTTTAGGGTTGAGTTCTACTGTCTCTGGAATTTTACTCTGAACCTCGAACCCGATACTTTTCTTCTCCTCGCACCTATATCATCATCTTACTCATCATGTCCGTTCCTGTTGGTACCGCGTCCCAGAGTGCGCAGCCAATCGCTCCTACTATTCCCGCTTCTGCTCCCTCTCTTTTGTCCCTCCCCGGCCTTGTTTCCCAACCCGGTCATGTCCGCACTTTCGCTCTTGGTGATTACCAGAATGTCGCTGGAGTCTTTCACTACAATCTTGGCACCTGGACTGCTCTCCTGGAGTCCATTGGTCAGTACTCTTCCATTCTCCTTGAAAAAGTTGAATTACAGATCACCCCGACCAACATTGATGGTGATTATGCTTCCGTCGCCACCATTGCGATTGTTTCTGACTCCGCCTCTGTCCCCGGTCTTCATGACATTGCTGGAATCAATGCCCGATATGGCCATGCCTCTCACACCGTCTCTTCTTATTTCCCTCAGGAGCATGTCTGTTCCCCTCTCATGCCCCCTACCTCCTCTCCTTGGATTTTTAATATGCTCATTGGTGGTTCCACCCCAACTCTCAATCTGGTTATTGGGTACTCTTGCCTTGGTGCCACCTCCTTTTCTCTCACTCTCCACATTCATTACACCACAGCCGGTCCTAGCTCCCGTATTCTCTCGGTCACGACCCCCGCTGGCATTGCCACCACCACTCCTCAGTCCACCCGTGACCAGACATACCTCGCTCTGCTCACCCAGCTCGTGTCCAATCTTTCTTCTGGTGTGGTTTCCGCCCCCCCCGTGCTTCCTTCTGCCTCCACTTCTCACTCTACCCGCTCCGGTACTTCCTCTGCTGCCCAGCATTCCTTTCGCGCTTAATCTTGAAGGTACTCATGGGCACGCCCTTCCTGGATTTGCCACTTCTTTTTCTTCTCCTCCTCCCTGTCTTTTCTCCTCTGACTCCCTTCCCTCCATATACTACCGTTTCCCGGTTCCTTCTTCTTTTTTGACTTCTTCCGATTCTGTTCTCTCTTATTTTGACCCAGATGGTGAAGCTGTGATCCCTAGTCCCACCTCTGTGCTACTAGGTAATCCGTCCGACCCCATTTTAACATTCACTTTGCTTTCTTCCACAGAACTTTGCCTTGAATCTTCTTCCCACGATTCTTACGCTCAAATTCTTTCAAAGACTGCTGTGTCTCTTCTGTTTGATACGTACCCTCTCCCTGCCCCTCCTGCAGATCATTCGTTATGCTTTTCAGCATATGTCCATCCTGATCTCTTGGAGCAGCTCTTGGTACTTTCTTCCGATTCGGACGAGTAGCTCCTTATTTGCTCTCTATTCTCACCCCCCTTTTTGGTGCCGTTAAAAAAAAAAAAAAAAAAAA